GGCTGTTGAGGGTTTTTGATACGTCGAGGTAGTGAGCAGGCGTGGTGGTGCCGATACCGACATTTCCCGTAATCCCCACCGCCCCCGCCGTCCCACCATCGAGGTAAGCCGTGGAATTGAGGTATTGTCTGGTAGTATAAGCGTTTGAGTAATAATGCGTCGCGTCACCAAGTGTATAGGTAGCAGTCGTCGCTGGCAAAAGGTTTTGGGTGTTTATAGCGCCGCTCATCGTTCCACCAGCTAGAGGAAGTTTGGTAGCATCTGTGGTGCTTATAGCTATATCGCCACTACCGAGCAATGAAGTGCTGTTTATAGTCTTAATATTAGTCCCCGAAACCAGGGTGTCTTGCTTGCTCGTGGCTAAGCCTGAATACTGACTGTTCGTAGCATTGTCGCCGGTGTTTGTGCCAGATGTATTGTCGATAGCTGTTAAGTTAGCATCGGTAACGTATCGTTTGTTGGTTGAATCAGCTATATCAGCCGTAGTGGCATCAGCACCAGCAGTCACCAATCCTTTTGCATCATATGTTATTTTAGTATGTGTAGCCCCAGTTATGGTAGTATTGGATGTAACTTTTTCGTCGAGGTCTTCTACATAAATACCGTTCGATAGGATCCACCCTGCTTGAACATCCCGAGCAGTTGTACTTTTTTGAGCACGAGTTACTGTAAGATCGTCGGTACTTTTCGCTGTAACGAGTACGATCTCACTATTCCCCATTGTACTGAGCTGGCCTGGTGGCGTTGCCGTTGCATAAAACTGTGCTCCTGGCATCACCGCACCGTAACCAGCCACCTCGAATGTAGTGCCGCTGGTGCCAGGACTGTTTGATATAATTCCGTTACCGAGATTGATTTTGTTTGCCATAATTTGCCACACCGTGATAACTTTCTTGGCAATCTTGCCATTATTATCTTTTCCCTCATACCCTATATTATAAGCGTAAACGAACCCTTTACCCGTATGCATATCCATACGGCCAGTGCGGAAGTAGATCAGCTTGCGATCCTTGAGCTCTTCCATCGGTTGATCGAGCATAAATGTAGTGCCGTTCACATAGAACTTGCCAGTCTTAATGTTTACTGCGAATACCTGATTATCACGACCGTAAAGTGCGAAATACTCTAGTGGTGACTTTTCCTGGTATTCTATGATATCACGAAAAGCAGAGGGGTTATGTTCTGCGTTGTCGTCGTGTTTTGAATAGCAATCATCAAGCGGTTGCCTAATTATCGTGCCATCTTTGAATGTTGCTTGCCATAAATACTTTAACATTGAATTGTCTCCTCTCGCATTGCATTGCGACTTAAATTGTTTACGTGCCTAGTTCTCGTTCCACTGGAATGTGAGCGTTTGGTTTCCTATGTCGCCAGATGCGGCCAAGCCAGTAGTCTGTAGTTGAGTAACGATAAATTGAGTATAGCCAGTCGCGGTAAGTGTAGTTGTCGGCGTTGCGGTCTGAGGCTCAGTGTTAAATAGAACAGTTTGGCCGCTGGCGATTGCTGTGACCGCTGTAATGTCGGTTGATCCAGATAGTGCTGCGGTCGATGGCGTAGCGTATGTGCTGGTGATTTTATCGACAAGAGTCAGTCCAGTGCCGAGAGTCCCTGCGGTATGAGCGAACTTGCCTGCAGATATTTGGTTAAATGTACCGGTAAATCTAACAGATTGGTACTTGGGGTAGCTGTTCTGACTAGCAATAATTGGTGCCGAAGCACGAGCTGTTGCAATATCATCGACAGATTTCCAGTCCACTTGAGACGCGGTAGCACGAGTTGTGCCTTTTAGAGGTGAACCTGTCTGAGTTCCGTTATCTTCATACCATGCTGTAGTTGCTGCCATATCATACTCCTATCTTTATGCACTGATTATAGCACATTTGTCAGGTGCGCCTTTTGCTGTTCTCCACGATCCATCTTCCATTACGACAACCTGACGTCCGTCTAGCTTGTCGATAGTGTTTATGCCACCAAAACCAATAGTATGAGTTATCAGATTGTTTATACGGTCATACTCTCTATAATAAATAAGTTCGGATGATCGTATCTTAAACTCAGTCATAAACATGCCTCCACCTGGCGTTGTCAAATAAGCGTCGCCGTCTAAATCAAAAGTTACAATAAAATCTATATCACCGTCTGTTATCTTAAACCACAATAAGTAATGTTTCTTGGGGTCTAAATCTGTACCATGGATATAATCAAATAGTTGATGAAGTGCCGCTTGTCGTTCATCGGTAGTGCTGTTGCTGCTAGCCTGCTCTATTGTATGACCATCTCGAAACAAAGCTACCCATCTGAACAAACCATCTCCGTCATGTGACATTTCTTTTTCTCCTAGATCTTTTAATGGCGTCAATCATAAATCTGTCTGATGGTATCTCTGGCGGATTATCCCACTCATCAATAGTTTTCTCATCATGTTCCCACCGGCAGAGTTGCTGTTGGTTAGCTTTTGACCTTATGAAGTTTTTTAGTAGAGTGGTAGCTCCAGCAACCCTGCCCATAAACCTAGGGATAATATGGTCTGTGTCTGAGTAACATCCATGATTTTGAATACCTCTTAAGGCTTTTGGCGTGCTTTTGTCGTACAACGGACATTCGGGGCAAGCATTTGGACATGAGGTAATCATGTCTACGCCCTATTACTCTGAAACTTTATCGTTTTCTAATTTGCTTATTCCCAGGACAGAGCCAACGAACACGCTAAAAATCGAGATAGACCCGACAACCTGCTCTATAAGTGGGAAGCCCCAGATCTGCCCTAGACCGAAATACAGAGCCGATATTGCAGGCAACACAATCCACGTTGCCCAACGAGCTAATTCATAAGTTTTCTGTGATAGTTTCATAATTCCTCCTTTAACCTTTAAATCCATCTGACTTTAATTTTGCCATTGTAATAGGCCCGACGTTGCCATCTTGAGTTAGACCCTTGCTTTTCTGATACTTCTTCACAGCAGCCGTCCAGAACGGGCCAGCGATGTTTCCTAATGCTCTTTTGTCTATGCTAGCGTCTTTGCCTCTTAAGAAACTAATAATCCTACCGACCACGGCATCATTTCTGATGTATCCTGAGCCGTAAACTTTAACGCCAGTACTAGCTGGTTTAGCGTCTTCAACATATCTGACGACAGCGTCGCCCATTTCGTGTTCGCCCCAACCTAGATATTTTAGCTTGCCACGATAATAGCTCTCTAATGCAGCTAGACTGCCAAACTTCAGCGGGACGTGTGACGTCGGGTGGCTCGCTGTGTAAATAAACCCGTCCGAGTGCGCCAAGGCTACATGATTTGGTGACCAATAAACAGGCACGGAGACACCTTTTGGTAAGTCTCTGCTGGCATGCTTATTGGTTTCTTTGCCCCATGCTGATATAGCCGAAGGATATCCAGGTTTGTTTCCTTTGCCAAAATCCTCTCTGACGTATTGCTGGCAATAACCTGGCTTGCATGACCTGTTAGGATTGGCTGAAATGACTTGTATATATTTTCCCATGATTATACCTCAGTTTCCATTTGTTCTTGGATTTGCTCGTCTGTTAGGTCGTCGCCCGCTGGGACTTCGACTGGTTGTATTGGTTGTGTTTCCATTATTTTCCTCCTGTTAAATCTTCAATTATGTACATCACGGCAAACATAGCCACCGCTGAAAATATCGACCATAATAGCGTACTTATGAGGCGGTTTCTCGACGAATTTTTAGACGTCGATTTAACTTCATTCGATACCGCCAAAATCGCTTGATTGCGCTCGCGGATAGCCGAGGCTAGCTCTTCCTTTGTGGCGTAGTTCTCCGACATTCGAGTTAGCGTAGCGTCAAGCCGTTCTACCATGGCGGTCAAGTTTTTTATGTCAGCCTTAAGATCCGCCACCGCGGTCACGGTGGAAAGTTCAAGCTTCTGGATTTTTTCTTGGTCGGTCATTTTACATATTCCATTGCTAGACTTTGGTGTACCTTAGCGTTATGTGACCAGCAAAAGCTGAACGGTCGATGCCCGTTATAATATCTAAATTCGCACCGTTGCGATTTATCTGCATCGTACTAGCCGACACCGTCGCGGCGAATGGCAATGGCACGTCGATAGTGCCGTTATAAGCACGACCAAACATGTCTATAACTCGGTCAATCGTAACAATATTATGCGCTACAGATTTAGAGGCCGCATTAGGTAGTGCTCCAATGGCTACAGTTTTTTCGTATATCATTTTGCCATCAATCCATGTGGTGTTGGTAGCGACTTCTGACGTGCTATAGTTGCCTTTGGTGCTAACCACTCCGCTGGCGTCAGTAGTCAACACGCCTGCGGTCGTGCCGCCGTTAAGTTTGGCGAGGGTAACTATACTATTTTTCAGAGTGCCATCGTCATTATGAATAGTTGAAATAATATCTACAAGCTCATCAGCCCAGTTTGTAGTCATCTTTACAATAGCTACCTCTGTTGTGGTGTTGCCATTATCGGTATAACCAGGTGCAAATCCATCAATAATAAAATCACCAGCAGTGATATGACCGTACATAACAGTCATCCCTGCGGTGTCGATGAATCCATTGGCGTTGGGAGTACCGGTAACTATGACGCACTTGGTATTCCAGTTATCTATGTTATCTAGTTCAAGGACGGTTGATCCAGCAGTTCGAACTGCACTAACATGAGCGAGCACCGCTTCACCTGTTCCATCACTTGCCCTAAGATGTTGTAAATCCATAATTGATATCCTCCTTTGTTATTCATTATTATATCACAATCCAATAAACAATAACAATAGAGGCACATTTCTATGCCTCTATTTTTACCATGACAGTTTGGAATACTAGTCGTTTTCGAGTGAGGCAACTGCACGAGCTTTCTTCGTAAGAACGAAGGTGTCGCCTCGGTCGCGGAGCTGGATTTCGATACCAGAGAATCCAGGGACTTTCTCGATGACAACCACGCCATCACCCTTTGGATCCATTTTAGGCTTGACGTTCACGATTGCGCGCTTGTCAGCGGCTAGGACGTAAACACCTGCACCAAGGTAAGCATCAGGGGTTTCAACAACCTTCGCACCTGCTAACTTACCGATGAAGCCGTTTTTACCATCAGTGTAACCTGCTTCTGAACCACCGTAGTTGATGAGCGCACGAATCTGCGAAGCGATATCGTAACCAACCCACGCGATAATGCTGTTAACACTACCACCACCGGTCTTAACTTTGTCGATTGTGCGAGAGAACTGCAACTTCAGGTCGTTAGTGCCAGCGTTGGCATCAAACACAACTTTGTTACCACCCGGACGAGCTGCAAGCAACTTACCAAGTGAGTACGCATCGTGAGATGGAACGAACACTTCATCAGCCTGTTGCAAAGCAACTTTCTTGCTGAAGTCAGCGATTGGCTGATCCTGAATTTGAGTTTTCTGAACGCGGAGCAACATACTTTTGTTGTAGGCAAGAGCAAGAACTTGCTCAGCTGGAACGACCAACGAAGCCGCGCCAAAAGGTGCAGTCGCGCTGTTCTCATCGTAATCAGCTAGTGAACCGTTAGCGATGCTCAGTACGCGAATACTGTTTACATCAACTGCTGAATAACCGTTATCACCAACGTAAGGGGCAAACACCGAGCTAACACTTAGTGGTATATCCATCACGTTGGCTGTTTTAGTGCCATAAGCCATAAAAACCTCCAATATATTATTTTGTTAGTACCACCTTTGCTAATTAAATTATAACACATTATCATTTGGTAAAGCAATGGCAATGATGATATACTTACAGCATGAATCTGCCAGTTAATTTCAAAGCTCGTTGGTACCAGGCAGAGGCACTACGAGCATTAGAGTCAGGCATACGTCTGGCTGTTTGGTGTTGGTCGCGGCGCGGTGGTAAAGACAAGACTGCTTTCACCTATGCGGTGAACAAAATGGTTGAGCAGCCGATGAACGTGGTGCTTGTTTTCCCTACCAAAGAACAGGGGCGAAAGTCCTTCTGGAATAACATTGAGAACGATGGATTCAAGACTATCGATGCTATTCCAGAGGAGATAGCAAGTAAGCGCGATGATGAAATGCTTATCCGATTGATAAATGGGTCAACTTTTCAAGTCCTTGGTACTAAAGATCCTGACGCGCTTCGTGGTGCCAATGGTAAACTCTATATCTTTTCCGAGTTCGTGGACATCGACAGCGCGGCATATGATGTTGTGATCCCTATTATCGAGGTGAACGGTGGCCAGGTCATTATCCAGAGCACTCCGAAGATTGACGGTATTTCTGGTGGCACCTTCAAAACTATGTACGATCGGGCCTTTGAGAACTGGAATGAGGGCGACAAAACCTCTTATGCCAGCCTGATTACCGCCAAGGAATACCTCAGCGAAGAAACGCTCGAACGTATCCGCCAAGACACTATTGCCAAAAACGGTAATGACTTTTGGTTTCGTCAGGAATTCTTGTGCGATTGGGGTCAGGCTTCAAGTACTTCTTATTATGGTCAAATCCTCAAACTAATGGAAGAAAAAACACAGATTGGTATCCATAAATATAATGATGAGTATCCTGTTTACACTGCTTGGGATCTTGGTATGTCAGACTCAACTGCTGTCATTTTTTTCCAGTATTACATGAATCGGACCGGACAGGTTAAGACTGCTATTATCGATTACTACGAAAGCCACAACCTGAATAATGAATCGCACGTCAAGTTTATTCAGTCAAAGCCATACGTTTATTCGTGGCACTTCTTCCCTCACGATGGCGCGGTGCGTGATTCCGATGCTATCCAGCGTATCGAGAAGATTCGTGATATGGGTCTGAATAACAGCTCACTGCTTCGCCGCGAGCCGAAGGAAGATGGCATCAACCGAGCAATCGGCGGCGTTGCTAAGTCAACAATCCACCAGCCTACCTGCTCAGAGCTGATCCGTAAGTTATATCTTTACAAGCGAAAATACAATCCACTCACCGGCGATTATATGGGACCGGAACATAAAACAGAGTCGCATGCTGCTGATACGGTTAAATATATGTACTGCGCGATCGAGCAAGAGTTTGATGAAAAAACCTGCGTAATGTATGTTACGCAGGCTTCTCAAGATGATTCTTATGAATCTGATGTAGTCGAAACTACTTTTTATCAACCGTCTTATTAGTTGGTGCCGACCAAAGTAACTGTGGCAGTACCAGTCATAGCAGCTAGGCCGGTGACACGCACTTTGCCCATGCCTGTGCTACGAATACGGCGAATACCTTGAGCTGCTGAAGCGATTGTTGCAGCAGCAGTACCGACTGTGATATCCTCGATAGCGTTTTCAACTACCGTACCTGCAACTGTAACCCATACAGTTCCATTGATAGAGAATTGGACAGATAGCGCACCAGTATAAGTGCCTGTTACCTGTATGCCTACGAAATTGTATCCACCACCAAGATCAAGCTCGACAGCCGAGGCGGCAGTTGCACTGCCAGCAGGAACAAGGTTCTGAGTTGTAATTGTACCTGTTTTGTATCCTGTTGATTGTCCAGGTTGCATATGACCTCCTATTTAATTATTAAACTTCACTACCATTATCTGCTTTATCATCAGATTTGTCAACATCTTCTTTGGTTTCTGACTTGACAGGTTTTTTTGCTGTGATAGTAGGAACAGCCTTTGATTTGGTTTTATTTACAGAAACCTTTGTTTTGCCTTCACGAGCTTCACGAACGCGACGTGAGTAGTCGTTTTGGTAGTCTTTCATTTCACCACGAGTATCATTTTTAACCACTGAGAATCGCTTGGCAGCCATAAACTTAAGTACGTTATAGTCGGCTACGTCCTCGGCAGGGATTTGGTAAGCTGATGCAATCCTGTCCATGATGACTGGATCGTTTTTCAAATCTTCAAGCTCGATCAGATCTTCAGGAGCCAAACGCCAGCCGAAATCTTGCTTGTTTTTTGCGTTTGGACCTTCATCGCTTGAGTTGAAAAATGCAGCGATATGCTCGACAGTGCCAACGGTTCGCGTTTCGAGTATACCATTGATCATACGCTCAAACGTTATCCCGACAACGGCCGCTTTTTCCTCAGCCTTGCGCTGAGCTTCTTCTTTTGTTAGTAGTATTCGTGAATCTTGTGCCATGATATTTTTTCTCCTTATCCTTCATAATATTCTTTAGCTGCTTTAGCCCACGCGTCCTCTTCAGGATCGGTAATGCTACCACCACTTGCGGAGTGGATATCTTCCCTATCTTGATGAATTTGCTTGACTTCGGCGGTTGTTTTTTGAACTGGTTTTGACTTGTCGGCAACTGGTGCCTGAGTTTGAAGTTGCTTCGCATACTCTGCATATGGTCGAAGCGCACGTTCAAAGAATTTATACATTGAAACTGGCGCGTTAATGATTAAGCCGGTTTCCTTATCAACTACTAGAGTAGCCTTATAATCTGCGAAAATCTCTTTGCGAAGGTTAGGAAGCTTAGCGAGTAAATCACCAAACTCACTCTTCACTTGGTCAGCCTGATCACGCTGGTCAATCATCGTATCAGAGATTTGCGAAACTCGTTCGTCTCTTTCAGCACGCTGAGTATCTTTATGATTCTGAGCTGCGAATAGCCAAGCCGTAGCTTCCTCTTCGGTGAATCGCTTACCGGTGGCAGGGTTAGTATGGGCCATAACATCGCGAGGGGTCTTGATAGGATCACCATCGCCATCAAGAATCTCATCGGACCAATCAGGATACAGTTCCTTCTGGACATCTGCGCGCATAGCCTTATTATCGGCTTCTATTTCACGCTGGACTTGTCGGTATTGACGCTGTGGCGCACCTTCATCAGCTTTTTGTTCGAGGTCAGTATCCTCATTTGGGTCAGTCTTTTCTGCATCAGTAGCAGATTTCGCTGCCTCGTCCTGATCGCTTACCTTTGAAACATCTTCATCAGCTCCCTTATCGTCTACATTATCAACTCCTTTTTCTGCTAAAAAATCAGCTTCAACATCAGCCCAATCATCAACTTGATCTTGAGCTTGGCTAGTGTCATCTGCATTCATTAATTTTCTCCTTCATTTGCATTTGCCTTTTTAACATCTTGAACCGCAGACTCTAATTGCAAAAACAGAGGCATAATGATTTTGTATGCCTCTTGTTTCGCATCTAATTGGCGTAATAGGATTGCAGCAGCTTTTGTCTTGCCTTCAAGTTTCATCGTGTCGAACGCATTAATATGTTCAAGACCTTTTAACTCAGCTTTGAACTTTTGATAAACATCTACAAGCGTAGAAAAATCATCAGAATCGGCATCAGGTATCTTTGCCAGCGTATTGTCTATTGGACTACGATACCCCATCTCTTCTGCTTGATCCAAGCCTAAAGCCATAATTACTCCTTTACTTATTTAGCAATTCCAGTATATAGTAAGCAGATTATATTGTCAACTATTAAGCACCCATATTATTTCGGGAAACTTGGTCAACTATTGGCTGTGGTTGCTCAGGTTGTACGGTAGCATCGAATGGAAGCCGTTTGCTGTCAGGAACAGTCTTTTCAAGAAGCATATCAGTAAGCTCACCAACCTTGCGCTGCATAGCTGGATTGCCATCAGAGTTCTGCATAAATACAGTAAGCATATCCTGAAGATCACCGCGCTTTTTCTCGTCCAGTTCGTCTTTGGCGATACTGAGTTCGATTTCAACGCTGAGTGTTTCAACACCACCTTCGCGGACTTCTTCAGCACCCTCTTCGCGTGGGATTTCATTGCCGGCTTCATCAAGTTCGACTTTAACCTTACCTCTGTAGAAATCGTCCCAATTGATAGTGAACTTGTTATCCTCACCTATTGGTGGCACAAATTGAGTCATAGTCTGACCACTCGGATCAGCTTCAATATCTGGCTGAGCAACAAATTTACTCTCTTCAAGGCGGTTTATAGCAGTTTTGCACTCGTCATCAACAATAACTGTCTGCTCACCCATTTGCTCGCACAAGTAGGTATCCAGAGCCACTAGGGCATACTGGCGTAGGAAATTTTCAACTATGTTAGTAATTTGCGTAAGTGAAGAGCTTTGCGTGCGTTCCTGCATCTTCACGCCGGGCGCGGTCTTACTGAAACCGAACGCGTTGCTGTTGCCGTTCACGGTGCCGGTTGGCATACCCATGATGTTTTGGATCTGCGAAGCCATTTGCTGAGCGAATGGTACGAACTGTGCGAGCGCACCGTTATCCATAGTAATAAGCTCAGCTTTAGCATTCTGGTCCTGAGCTTCCCAAACAGCACCCTGCTTGAGCTGAATTGGCTTGGTAAATCGACCACGCTTGAGGATTGGTGGTTTACTGTTAAGCAATAGCATTGAGGTGATGTTTTGCAGAAATGCGTTCATCAGGTTTTGCCAAGGTGAAGCAAGGCGGACACGAGATACGCCGAATGGTGATAGTGCCGCAGGGTCAATAACGAGTGCTTGGATTCGAGGGAAGCCGAAGCGTGATTTGTTGGTTACTACGCGAAGTGCATCTTCTTCATATTGAGGACAGAAGGTAGTGAACTTGCCACCCTTACCAACATCGAATCGAGTGATAAATGGATAGGTAGGTGAGTTCTCGGTAGATTTTTTGTGATTTGGATCACTTTGGTAGATGGAATAATTGTTACCTTTTGGCTCATCTTCAAGAAGCATATTAAGCCCTTTGACATTCCAAGTCGTATTTGGGTTTGCCATAGCAGCATCACGAATCTTGCGAACGCGAGTCTTGGTAAGGTTGGCGATTGCATAAAAGTGTCCGGCTTCATTGAAGTCTTGAATACCCGGTTCTGGATCAAGGTCGGCGTAGTGAAGCACACGCATAGTCGTACCGAACTCATCAAACATCGAACCGGTGGCGGTCATCGCTGGTGCGTATCCATGAGTCAGGGCTTGCTGAGCTGCAATTTGTGCAGTAGAGAGCAAACCCTTACCAAAGGTATCTTGGTTAAAAACACCCTTACGGAGTACCCAACTAGCGAAGTAGGCTTGAACGGTTGTTTTGCTACCATTTACGATAGCGGCAAAGATAGGCAATTGCTGAAGAGAATCACGCGGAATAGCTCGGACCAAGCCGGCAATCGTGGTGTCACCAACGTAAGCAGCACCCGGCGTATGATTAATTGGCACGCCATCAGCCAAGTTATCCAAGCTAATAAAGTCATTGGTGTAGTTCTCGCGCCATTGTTTTGCAATCTTCCAATCACCAATCATCTCGGTCATATCGACATCTGGATACATTTTTGTGGCTAGTGCGTTATTTTCTTCCATAATTTCTACCTTTATTCCTTAAATCTATTCTACCTTACTATTTTACCTTAAATCCGGCTTAACTCCTAAATTCTCGCCCTCATATGATATTGATCTCAGCATATAATCATTATAGCCAACCGAGGTTTGTATGTACCATTGTACCTCAGAAGCTAAGTCATTAATCGGAACTGGTATTCTTTTGTCAACCTTTACTAATGAGGAAGCTGATTGATCGATTTGAGCTGGTGCCGTCCACCCCGGTGGAGTGTCAAATGCAGCATAAGTATATTGAGGATCAGACCAACCGCCAGAAGATGATAAAACATATGCTGGACCGACCACATCTTCATATACAGTCTGAATATCACCATTTTGATCGCGGTAATTAACACCGATTCGGATATTACCAATCAATCCAACTAGGTAGAACATCGCTTGCACAACAGCTTGGTAACCATTTCGCGCCTCATTAATACCAATCAACGCACCTTTCGCATATGTGCTAAAAGGCGTTACACCGCTGCTAAGATAATCAACTGTACCGAATGATTCAAACAACTTAAATGTCTTTTTGCCTTGACGGATATAAACAAAAGCTGGACTATTCGGAGGCGATATTGTTCCAATCCAATCAGCAGGAATCTGAAGTGGTGGATTCCATGCGCCATTGTTATTTAGGTCGCGGATAAGAATTTCATTCGGGGTATCAAAGCCGTATGAAGGCACAATCCATAGGACTCGGTTATTCCAACCAGTACCAACGATTTGATCGAGTGCAGAGACCTTGATACGTTTACTATATGGCGCAATATCTTGGTCAATCTCCTTAGTCGCGATGACGTTCTGAAGCTGTGGCTGTGTGTCCATAGAAGTGAAACCATCTACACTCGGAAAGCTCAATGTACCCTTGTAGTTAACCACACCAAGGCTAGATGCCACACCAGCAGCACCATAATTCTGCTCAGTAACGCCCCAAACCACGAAGCTTTGATTACCATAATTAATGGTTTGCTGTTCCAAAGTGGCTTGTTTAGAGAGCCCCTGAGTGTTTGAAAACAGAATTGTGAGTGAAGGTATGCCTTGACCGTTTCGGAAGCCGATAACAGAAGCAGGGTAGTAGTTCGTCCCCTTTGATGGTTCAGATCGGAAGCCGCCGTTTGAACTTGAAAAATCGAGTGCAAATTCACCATCACCACCAATCCAAATGTTGTGAGGATTGTCTATATCACCGAACAGGACTGGACGACCATTAGTTTCGATTGCGTATTTTACTCGTGGTCCATCGGTCGAGTTGACTGAAGGTGGATTGCCGCGACCAATATCAATTGCAAGAGTGCCATTATCGACTACAGAAACAGTTGCAAGATCAAGTCCACCTGCAAGCAGAAGCATATCGGTATCTTGAATAGTACCACCAGTTGAAGCAAGAGCAATGTATAAGTTCCATTTAGTAGCGTTGGTAGGGACTCCAGCCGGTCGAGTAATCGTTAGGTATTCAGAACCATCTGTTTTCCATTGGTCGCGCGGCTTGCTAATAGTATAGGTAAGGATTGGCGAAATTTTTGTTTCTCCAGTCGCAGAGCTAAATGTGTATCCGTAGTAAATTTTATGCGCACCAGAGTTGGTGATGCCTGTAGCAGCCGCAGTCGAAACAACAGTAGGATCGGTCACAGGGGCATACTTTACAACTGTTTTATCTGACAACTTGACATAGCAAAGCTTATCACCATTTCCACCATTAATCACGAGCAAAACATCAAGAACACGTAAGAATATAGGCTTTCCACCGTTTTGAGTTGTAATAGTGTTATCACCACCACAATCGGTCCAGCCTTCATCACCATCAACACAATATTTGATTTTCCCATCATCGGCAGTAAATTCTAAAACTTCGCCTTCCCAAATAGCAGGGTAAACTTGGTAGCCATCTTCAATAGTATCCGGCAACCAAGAGGTTAATGATTTACGAGGTCCAATATAACCATCAATAGTCATTTCAACATCGTAACCTTCAACAATCTGGTTACCCTTGGCACTCTGCTCACCATTAAGGTACATACCACCAGAGAATCCGGTAATATCTACACTGCCGATAGTCTTTTTTGGGATTTTGGCTGGATTTCGTACTGCCATCTTAGTAAACTCCCCCTATATCGCTGTAATCATCATAAACAACAGAGTCCGCTGTAGTTGTTGCATTATTCTCAGCAACAGCTTTGTCGAGCTCATCGGCGTACTGTTCGATAAATGACGGAGCTAACCCACCCTGGACAATATCAGGTCGGACTGAATTCTTCGCAGTGCCCAATACCATCAACTGATATGGCACCTGATTGAGAACACTTACGTTTGCAACCGATAGGGGAATGAGTTTGTCGATGGTGTCGGTCATAACTGTTGCGCCTATTTCATAATCTTTGAATTGTCGTGAAAAAACAAGTTCATCTTTTACGGAAGCTACGCGGTCTATAATAGCTGGATCGAAGCGGCGGCGAGTAATTTGGTTGGCTTCAACTACATCAAATTTGCTGATAATTGAGTTATCAAACATCAATACAAGCGGTCGGTCCTCATCAACAACTATACGGCGAACAGTAGTGGGAAGAGTGAATATTTGGCCAGCAGTAGTAATATCACCTAAATCATTGTCATTTGTACGTGCCCAATTCCAGTTAATAGGAGTGCCATCAGGATTCTTTTCTGACTCAATTTCGTTCAAGAACATACGAGCGAAGCTCAAGGTCTTGGCAATTTCAGTAATACCACCAGAAGTAGTGAGGTCAATAACGCGGTTGAAGCGCACTAAATAAACATCTTTCACAAATTGGTTCACTCTTTCTTCATTGGTCATGACCTACCTCCTTTACTAATGGTAATTTTCTTCTTCTTTGATTGATCGTTGTTCGGGACCTTGGCAAGCACTGGAATTGCTGAATCTGATTCGGCAGAATCTGCGCTCAGGTATTTCTGTGGGCTGAATCCATCACCGCTGAATTTCTGAAGTGCGATATCGGTTGTGAATCCTTTTTTGGAACCACCGCCTCCGCCACCACGTCCTCCGCCGCCACCAGAACCGCCCTTGCCAACCGCGAATTTCGCTTTATCGCCACCCTTCGAGCTTTTACTAACACCATTTTCAGTGAGCTGTTGATCATATTGATAAAGTAACTGATAAGTATCTGGATCGTAATCTTCGCTATCTGTATTACCCATTGCTAGCCATTCAGGCTGACTTGTATCTGAGTATAGCTGAATTATCTCTTTAGGATAAGAACCCTCTTCGGTAACTTGTAATCGGGTGATTTCATCACGCATAGTTTGCTTTTTGCTCTCAGGCACATCTTCACTATCACCAAGCTTTTGTAATTGGTACTGATAACCAAGAATTGCACTTTGGAAGTCACCGTCTTCAGTACGCGCCTTGATACCATCTTCAGTAACTGGCACACCTTCTTGGCGGAGTTGAGCTTGTAACAGTTGATCTTTAGCATTTTTCAATGAGCTATTTGTCGCATCAGGATCAGCCTCAGTTTTTGCGACTTTGAATTCAAGACCCTTAATGGCATTTTCATAATCACCATCATCAAGTGCATCCTCAATATCAGCGTCTTTAAGTGGAACTTTAGCCTTTTTCAAATCTTTTTCCATATCTTTAATAGACTTCTGAACATCTCGTTCAGTTTCAGCTTCATTAGTTGCATCTGTCGCACGGGTACCGCCAGTGATTCTTTCAAGAATACCCTGACTAGATTTGCCTTCATCACGCTCCAGCAGCGCGCCCAAACCAAGCTTATCAATTGTTCGGTTAGCTTCAGTCTTGAGGTAGTCAGTGGTGCCATCTTCATTTGTGGCTTTTGTGAGTGGCTTGTCTTGACCGGAAATAGTGTTGCCAACAGCGTTCAAGTCGCCAAGCACACTTGGGATTGGCCGGCGAAGAGTATCACCACCTGCTTTGATGAGTCGGTCAGTAACATCGCCCTGACCACTAAACACTTCTTGAATAGGTGTATCACCACCAAGAGTACCAGCTACATCCATAAATGAAATTGCTTGCTTACCGAAATCATTAATAAACTGGTCAATGTCGACGCCATCAGCTAATTTGCTAAGGTTATGTCCAACTATCATATTAATGCCAGTCGGTCCAAAGAAACCAACAGGGATATCACCAAATGGTGTCTGCAAGTATGGACCAGCATAATCTTCACCATTATCATTAGTATCTTTCAAGAGCCCAGCTGAAGTAAGGATCGATCCAAGTACTAATGTCTCACCAGTGTTTACTGCCGCCTTACTGAGCGCATCAACAACACCCTGAGTATCGCCACGACCAGCCGACTTCATAAGAGTGAAGGCATTACCAAGCACTGTTTTATCAGTAAACAAACGGTTCAAATTGCCAGCAGTATAGCTTTTGAATGGAACAGTCAAGGCGGTAATAATCGGACCACCTTGAGGGAACTGCTTTTCAATAAGAGATGCCACACTACGGAAAGCAGTGTTTAGCTTATTATCGTGCAAGTTGTTTGTGCGAAGATGATATTGTGAAGCCTCGTGCTTTTGAACTTCGTTTGGAATTTTCTCAGTAATTTGAGTGTATAGATCAAGATCATCGCCCTTCAAGCCAATTTTCTGACCCTCTTGGCGTGCAAGCTCGCGTAATCGCTGGTCACGTTGACCCTGAGTAGCGTTGGTTGCAGATTCAGTCATATCACCAACAAAGCGACCAAAGCGTGTCCTACCCGCATTATTTGCATCGGAGCGAGTATTTTTCTGCAACTCACCCATAATGTCATCAACTTTTCGTTTGTCAGTACGCAACGCAGTAAAACTATCTTTTACACCACCTATATTGCCCTTAGCGAGTACACCATAATCACCAGCGCGTGTTTCGCGAAACTTGCCTGCCTGACCGGGTAGTTTGTTCAAGGCACGACCGATAAGACCACTAATGGCATTGGAGGTTGTGTCCGAAGTGGAGGTGATGCCTGTCGTGACTACGTCAGCGGATCGGCGGAGTGGGGACGAGAGCATCGCCGTCTTGGTGGCTTGCGCCACCTTTGCGCCTGCTGTGCCTGATTGCAGCAAGTCTTGTGAATACTGGAAGGCATCGCCCTGTTGGTACTCATGAACGATAGTCAGCTTGTCGAGGTTATCAATGTCGGCTTTGACGACTGCTGGGTCAACTGGTGCGCCAAGTTCGATGTTACGTTTTGCCTCTTGGAGTCTAGCGTTTATATCGTCAATTTTAATTTGGGTATTGTCAGATACAGTAATCTTTCCAAGTAATTCAGCCCGAATATTATCTGGTAATTCATACCCTAATTTGCTTTCTACCCGATCGATTAAATACTTCTTACGCATAGCAGGAGGCAAGTTCTTGAACAGTTGGCTAACCGCGCCAAGATTCTGCCCAGATTTCTCTGAAAAAGTAGAAATACTATCAAGTGCATTAGTCAGTGCGCGTGACGCAACTGGATTATTAACGTCTGACCTACCTAATCTATCCACGGCAGCGACAGCTTCAAAGAAATCCTGTGGAGTTTTTAATTCTGGTTCGGTACTATATTTAGCAAAAATAACATCATCTGGCATATCACGAATAGCAGCGGTGGCATCAGTCTGTAACGCGCCAAAATTAAGAGGAGTTTTATTTTTGAAGGTGCCAGCAGCTTCTAATCGTTTCGCATCACTCTCGACAAGATTGACTGCTTCGGCGCGAGTTCGTGGGGCAGCCATATCAACTTCTTGCTTGGCAGCATTTTCGGCTGCTAATTGCATCGCCTCTTCTGAGGTGGCAACTGGACTACCCTGACGTTGTGGTGCGATACCAGAATCAATAGCATCATTAACAACCGCTGCGTCTGTTCGTAATGTTTGGTTGCCCTGTGCATCAACTTCAGCATCAGTGCGAGTAGATTGACGAAGATCACCGGTAGCAGCAGCTTCGGCGATGTCATTTGTTGTAGGTTGAGCTTGCACTGCATCAAGTTGAGCAGGAGCAGCTTTTTGAAGTGGCACTTGAACTGCTTTGCTGAAATCAGCCATTGGTGCTTCCGAACCTTGAGTTGTAGTAACAGGTGGCAAATCATTACCAGCTTTGGCGAGCGCAATTGGGTTCGTTACGTCAGGGATTTGAGTTTGGGTAATTGGCTCAACCGTTTGAGTGGCTTCCCCTTTTATTGCTGGGGCTTCTAGTGTCTTAGTTACTTGTGGGGCGACAGGGGCAGGGCTTAACTCCGCATTAGCCTGTTTCGCTGAGTCTAGCCCATCTTCCATAGCTTTCATCAGTGGTTCAAGTTCTGCTTGCTGAGACTTTGTAAATGGTTTGCCGTTGTTTATTGTTCTGAACTCGGCCATCTTTTTATTTGCTGCGCTCTTTGCGTCATCAAACTTCTTATAGCCCTCATCAATTTGGTTACTGAGCTTCCAGTTGCGATTCGGGTCTGTCTTCCCTACTTGTGGGGCTTCTACTGTTTGAGTACTGCGACTTTGAGCTATTGGGACATCAACCTCTGGTTTGTTTGTACTCTTTAGCCCCGGCGCAATTTCGACACCTTCACCGTCAGACTTTTTGCTACCCAATAACTGAGGAGTCTCGACATCGACACCATCTTTATCAACTTTAGATAGACCTTTTCTTGCCTTAGATAACAAAGCGCCACCACCAGCGAACAAACCGCCAGCGACACCAGAAACAGCTGCTTCAGAAGCTATGTCACCGAGTGTGGTGTCTGTGCCTTTTCGCAATGCACCACCAGCACCGAGGCCAGCGTTCAAAGCAGTTTCTTTACCAACATACTTCAGCAAACCCTTGCCCCCCTCAGCGGCAAGCTTGGTCCCACGATATGCTGATCCAATAGGCACAACCATCGATGCAACATCAATGCCTGTGCCAGCAGCCCTGAGCAGTCTGTCTAATGTGCCTCTGTCTTCCTTGCCACCAGTGAATTCGCCGAGTCTGTTGTATTCTTCGTTGGTTCGTTTAATAAACTCATCTTTAGATATTTTCCCAGAGTCATAGTCAGCTTGCAAATCGTCTAGCACTGTCTTACCAGTAGCCAAAACCCTACCACTTTCGCCAACATTACGGAGTGTCTCAACCGTATTATCCACGATACCACTGCCAAAATCGCCGATAGCGTGCAATATATCGCTCTTAGACTTACCTTGCTTATCGAGAGCAGTCAACAATATTTTAGCCTGATCTCGCTTCTGAGCTGTGATACTATCTCCATAGTCCAACGTCTTAGATGCATCTTCTTTCAGACTTTGTGCCATCCGACGCTGTTCATCAATGTTCGCATCATTATACCTCTTGGTGTATTCGCCGATGGACTCACCACCTAAATACCCTAGCTTAGTATCCTTGTTCTCCTCTAACCAATCTCTAGTGTTTTTGTCTTTCTTGTATGCTTCTACGTCAGCCTTACCCTTATCATTGACGAAGTTACTAGACAAAGCCATATTAGTAGTGGCAGCTTTCTTCAGTGCTGTGTTAACCGGCTGAGATGTGGTGTTATTGGAATCAGCATATTTATTTCTAGTCTCACTAATAGCTCGGTTACGAGCGTTAGTCTCGGCAATAGACTCGTCCTTGCCACTGTCAAATGTATTCCCAAACCAGCTCTTAGATTTTTTCAGTTTAGTCAGCTCATCTTGTTTGTAGCGGTTAGCCAACGACTCTACCTCATTGTCGTAATTTGGAGTCTCAATAACCGAAGCTTTTGGTTTGTTAAGTGTAAACTGCGACTGGCTACCGACAGCAAGATTAGTAGGATTCTCTTTTGTAAATGAGTTATCTTTTTTGAGAGGTTTTGTAAAATCAATTTGATCATTAGATTGCATAAATGCAGGTTGCTGTTTAGAGGTAGAAACAGAAACATCAGAGCGATTCTTTTTCTTCCGCTCTTCTTCGTCCTCTTTGTCAATCTGGCGATCATCATTCTGATCCCAGAATGTCGCTTTCGCCAGTAATCTTGAAAAAATATTTGCCATTAACGACCCTTTCTATTCAGTCGCTGATTCTCGTTTTTCCTTTTTACGATTTGAACCAGCAAGCAGTGAAGTTACGCTAGATTGTCCACCTGCGCCGCCGTCAGCGACATCGACTGTCATATCACCAGCTCCAGCAAGATAACTTTCCAAACTTTTTGGAGTAAATGCAGCAGATCGAGGGGCAAAAGCTGTCGATGTAACACGACTCTTGCTCGCAATTTCGTTATTGAGGTCTCCAGCTTTGCGAAGGAAGTCATTGGCTTTACCTGTTTGGTCGGCCTGACCGAAGATTTCAGCAAGTTTCTGGAAGTAGTTTTGTCGTTTTGAGGCGATTGAGCCTTCGAGTGCAGTTCGTTGGTTGCCACGAGTAGTCTTAGCTTCGGCTTGGCGATCCTTATCCTCGTCACGAAAATTATTAATAGATTTATTGAGATTCCGAGCGTTCGTTGCATAGGTGTCAGCAGCTTCACCAATATCTTGATTAGCCGAAGTTGTTACTGCGCGGTCAGCAAGAACTCCACCATCACCAGAGAGTGCACCAATTGAGGCCAAAGTACCACGAAGCCCTCGGCGACCCTGAGCAGCAGCGACTAATGCGTTCTGCTTGTTTTTCTGCAAGTTGTTAGTGTTAGTCTCACCTTGTTCGGTGTAGTCAGCTTCATTTGCTGCGGATTCTTTGTTATATTTCGACATCAGAGAGCTAAAAGAGTCATCAATATTTCGGTAGCCAGTATCTTGCTCGACACCAAGAGAGTCAATGGCTTTATTGGTTGCATCGACAGCAGCCTGATTCAGTGTTGGCGTAGTTGTGCTAGTACCAGTACCAGAAGAGACTTTGCTAGTTCTAGATGTAGTACTACTAGATGCAGTGTCAGTCGCACCAGAGCTGTTAGCTTTCCAAGCGTCATAGAATGCCCTAACAATTGTTGGAGTACTCTCGTAATTTTTATAATTATCGTCATTGTTGTTCATAGATTGCGTGAATCGTATATCAGTTCCAGTATCACCAAGAACTTTGCCTGTACCATAAATAGATTTTATCAGATCAGTATTATTAACCTTACCGTCATTGCCTGTGTAATTCAAATATTTATTAAGTCCGTTTGCTGCCAAGAAGCCGCGAAAATCATTGTTACCAGAATATTTGTTAAAGTCGTATGCCATATTAGAGTCCTCCTATTATTCTATATTAGTATACCATAAATAATGACATTACAACAACTTTTCTAATTGCAAAATCACTTCGTCTATGTTACCTGAATGAACCACCTTGCACCATGACCAATCATCTAATTGTTTTATGCGTTCTTTTTGGAGTGGCTGGAATTTAGACTTCAAGCTCGCCTTACACTCAACAAACCCATAAAAACCCTCTTTGCAAAAAAACAAATCTGGAATCCCAACGCCAACACCAGGTCCTGGTTTAATCTTTATCACAAGACAACCTTTCTTTTTGAGGAACCGAATTAGTTTGTCCTGTACCTTTTTTTCCATTACCGTTTCCTGTCCAGCTTTTCAGCCCACACATTTGAAATGATTGGTTGCTCAATCTGCCAAATGCCGTCCTTGTTTTTCGTGGCATTATACGGTGCTTCAAGTGCATAGCTCGTCATATATATATCGCCAAGTAATTTAATAACCTCCACCAACTTACCATCAATTTGATTAAATATCTCAGTAATAGCTTCAAAGCTATGCTTATCATTCGCAAGTATCAACAGATTAGCAGCAATAACAGACTTGACCAGTGGTATATTCTCACCTTCCAAGTTTTCTCCGTGCTCAACTTTTTTCTTTTGCTCATGAATCAACATTGGTAAAACCCGAGATTCATCTGCCATTTTATTCAAAGTTTCGCGGAGTGTCAGCGTGGCGAGTGATTGTTCAGTTTTCTCAGTAGCCTCCGGCGGTTCTTCTAATGGATAAGGGTCGGCGAGCAGTGCGGTTTCGGCTGCGCCAGCCGGGGGTAGCGCGAGCTTCTCGGCGTAGGGGAACAGGAGGTAGGCTTTCGGGTACTCAACTTTTATCGGTGTTTCCACGTTACCATCAATACGAGCAATTGCTAGCTTAATTGCAGACAGCTTGCCATCAGAACTAGCGCGTACTAGAGAGAATACTGACGACTGATAGCCAGAATACTCAGGCGATTTCTCAGCCTCGCAAAAAACGTCCCATTGCCAATCGATGACTTCACGCAGAAAATTTCCTAGCTTGCCTCGATCAGATTCCCCACTCATCATCTTCTGACTCCTCTTCTACCTTTTTAGCAACCACACTGGTACTAATTTTAACACATTCTATATCAATGCGCTTCCATAACTCAACTTGTGTAACAACTGAGTCGTCTTTCGCATGAACAGTCTCTTCGCGAAACTCATAATCATGCTGATATTTAGGACCTACAAGTCCGGCTTTTTTTAGCATCTCAGCCTTTACTTTGCGGATAGCCTCAAACTTATAGAAGCGATAATTACTTAACATTATGCCAAATGGCGTACGTTTCATAGTTAGCCTCCAATCCACTTCATATCTTTGCCGTGACCACTGAGCTGTGGCTTGAATTGCATATCAAAACCATTCATTGACCAATCGTAATACACTGAGATAAACTCATTGAGATTGTCTCTATCAGTACACCACTGCCAAAACTCAGATCGGCTCATGCCATGACTGTAGATGGCATACTCATTACGCCAAAAATTAATGAAGTTGTATCGATACTCAATTTCGGCTGTATTCATTACCAACCTCCTAACATTTGTTGTTTCTCTTCTTGATTCAACACATCGATTTCATGTTCGCTACCCATGGCTTGGAATATGCCGAGACGACCGGGCACACGAACCATTGTGGTTGTATCAGCACCGACCCTAGCATAAGTCTTAATAACACGCTGATTCTCATCACGAGCTGACTTCCGATCAAAGCCCTTTTCGTCCATTGCCCGGCGAAGCACATTGATACTCGATGGTTTATAGCCATGGTCAAGGCACCAGTTTTCGTAATCCATACGAAGCTGATTGTAATTATCAAAACCAATGATATCTTGCTCGACCAATTCATCAGCATATGTCTGCGCAGTATTAGCGTCAGTATCATATTTTTCCTTCATCGTATTGGTGGTCGCAGAGAAATCGTACTCGTAATTCTGATCCTTCAAAACGTGCGCGTATTTGATTAACTCAGCGATGAATCGTTCGATGAATTTGTTAGTAAAGGTTTTTTCCTCGAACATTTCGTCCGGCTTGAACTGGTTAGCGAATGGTATAACTAACGTTCGCCTTCGCGCACCGTAGGACTTATCACCGAAGGTTGGGATATTATTTGCACTGAATATGTGATGAACGTTCCCTTCGATTTGAACCATGTCTTGACTGTGAAATTTGTGGACTCCGAAGTTTTCGTGTGTACCGATACTCTTATAAGTCCGGGTATCTTCAACAAACCCTTCGCTCGATTCCTTACAAATATTCGCAAGTTTGCCGTTGAGCTGAGGGGTATCGCGTTCATCTTCGAGCTGCTTAACCGTAATCTCGGTAAGATACGGTCCGAATATTTTATATAAAAGATGCACAAGTGTCGATTTACCATTTGCTCCTCCTCCTAAATACCAGATTACTCCGGTTGGTTTTTTATCCATAATTATTGGCGCGCACGATTGCATAATATCCGCGTAAACACCTTTATCGCCCTTAGCTAAATCCATAATAAACGGTATCGGTTTGGCGTCGCCCACTGGTTGCCAATCCACGCGGTACACACACTCAGCCGGGTCAACCTCTTGATCCCAGTCGAGTTTCTTTGTGTTCCATACTGCACCACTAAAATCAATCAGGTGCGCTCGATCCGAAAGGTCCTGGGCGGTCGTGCGGAATAGGTGTTCAAGGTCTGCGATCCGACTCTTATTGATGCCGAACCCAAATTGCAAATAGCAAGCCTCTGAAAACAGATCGCTTGACATCTCATGCCACTTACCATCACGTTCGATAATAACCGATCCTTTGAATCGAGCGATGCGAGTGCTACGCTGAATGGCATTAGCCATCTTCGCCTTGATCGGCAGATTCTCATCGTCCTGCATAGGCATCAATTCCGCTGATGGTCGCTTACTCATAATATCCACCCCACTGTTGTTTCGCCGGTGAAATCTTTTTCCCAAATAAACCACGCGTAGGCGGCGGCACTACTCTTGGCAAACATTTCAGGATCGCCATTGATTGCTACTTGACGGCGGCTTGAATAAACCCAAATCTTTTTCGGTGGGTATTTCTTGAACAATTTATGACGAGCCTTGCCCTCTAAAAAGGTTAGCTTCAGAAACATCGCCACCTTCTCAGCACCAAGTTCGATTGAGTGTTCGACACTCTGTTGAGCAAATTTATATGGTGGGTTCGTAATGATATTATCACCGCGCAGCTCAGTCTGCTTGAAGAAATCGACACCGCCTTCACCGTACCCTCTATCGATTAAATCGGTTGAAACAACATCAAACCAATGCTTTTCCAGTTCTTTTGATAGATGTCCTTCACCGCAAGCAGGTTCCCATATCGAACCTTTGAAATTTTCAACAGCTAAAAGCTCACTGATAGTTCTAGGGTCGGTCGCATAATAATCGTCCTCTTGCCTGTCGATTGTTGAGTGGCTACTTGCGCCAAGAGTAACGAAAGTAGATTTCTTGTTACCGGACCAATCCTTATTCATGGCTTCACCGCCTTGATAATTTTGGCGAGATTCTCCTCAGTGATCGGTGATTTGCCTGAACGGACGCGGCTCAAATAAGCGACATCAATACCAGTCCGGCGAGAGAGTTCACGCAAGGGCATATCGCCAAAAACGCTTCGGTCCACTTTTTCGTGGACTATTCTTTTGACTGTTATTTTATTTCTATGTTTTGGCATCAGGCTGTACTTTTCTTTATAACACACATTTCTACCGCCCTCCTTAATCATCTATTACTAATTACTGTTGTTATAATATACAACAGTCCCAATATATAATACAAGCCCCTATATATAGCGTATGTGGAAAACTTTATACGCTATACATCTGTTATCTACAATAAATAATAGAGGCTCCCAGTTTTAGAAGGAGCCTCCATATTCACGAATTTACTCGTATTAACTCTGCGTGAAGGTAATTGCATCTTCGTCATTGCAAAGACCCTGTGCGTACCAGTAGGTACCATCGGAGACCACGCGAACGCGATCGCCAATTGCTGCTTGACCATCAACAAATGTGATAGTGTCAGCAGGTGTGTCAGCAGTGTATTATGACATATAATGGAGGTTTGTCAAAATGGTAAAAAGTGAAAAATTTTTGGTGGGGGATGTATAAGCACTGTGCGCACGCCCTCCATACCCCCACCCCCCCCCTCGCATTTTTATTTTACGCGCCCCCTCTCAATTTTTGCCCCCCTCCCTCCCCTCCTGGACCCATTACCCACCCTCACCCCTGTTAGCTACCTGCCTAATGTCGTAAAACACATATTGTGCGACGTTAACTACCCCTGTTGATACATAAGCGTAATATCAATATGTCATAATATACGTTTTTCTGTAGACACTT